GCTGTTCGCCCGATCCATATTCCTTGATCAGCGAAAAGCGGTCGGTTGTTCCGTCCCCCGTTCCGATCGCCTGATCATCCGGCGTCGGCGTTCCCGTCATCCCGTTCGAACTGTTGTCGTACGGATCTCGAAACCGAAAGCCGACGGCGGGACCACGCCGAGCGCGGAAGAACGCCAGCAGCGTCTCCAGCTCCGCGTCGCCGCGCACCCCCGGGCCGGCGTCGAACCGCAGCCGTGCGCTCGCCCAGTTCGCATTCCGCGATTCAAACCCGCTCGCGCTCGTGACGATGCTCGTTGAGTAACCCGGAGCGACGCTCGCTTCCTGCCCGATCTCGATCGGGAACGACACATCGTCGAATGGTGCCACCGCCTGCTCCTTTCCGAAAATGGTGAGACCGTCGCGAAGCACCTGCGGGAGCGCCCACAGGAATACCTCGGCGCAGCCGCGCTTTGCTGCATCGAGGGCGGCATCGAGGATCGGGGCCCACTGTGCCCGATCGTCCGCGCTCGCGACGAAGCCCGAAAAGTAATGCTGATCGCTCACGATATAGCCGAGCCGCGCCTCCACCTGCGCGCGAGCCGCCGCCCGGACTCCAACCCGCTCCGCGGTCACCCACTCATAATCTTCGAGTTGCAGCACATCGAAGGCCGGCCGCGCCCACTCGAGCGGCAGGTTAGCGCGCCCGAGCTCCGGCGCCGCTGGATCGAGCACGGTCGGCAGATAAGTTAGCAGCAGCACCTTTGCGCGCGCGTCCGCCGCTCTCACGGCGCTCGCAATCGCGACCGTTGACGATGCAAGGAGGGCACCCGCGTGGTCGAGCAATTGCAGCTGCGCCGCGCTCAGCGCGCCGCGGACGTTGCCAATCTCGACCGGATCGCCGCCGAACACCGCCTTCGCCGCATCATCGTAGAGACAAATCGCGCCGCTCTGGGTCACCCACCACCAGGGCTCGCCAATCTGCACCTGCGGCCGGAGTCCGATCTCCTGCGAGATTGCCACCAGCTCGACCGCAACGGCTTTCAGGAAATCGATCGCCGCCGCATTCGCAGGGGACACCAGTGTCGAGGGCGGATCCCACGCGGTCAGTGCCTGAGAACCGTCGAACGCCCGCTGCTTCCACGCCGCCGGACAGAACATGTCGAGGATCTCGTACGATACAGACCAGATCAGCTCGTATCCGCGCGCTTTCACCGCCCGCGCGAAGTCGCGGTGCCAGGCAAGGGCAGCGCTATTCAGCGTCCGCCCCGCATCAAGCTCCCCCGTACCGTTGAGCCCGAAATAATGGCTCATCCCGATGTAGTGACTGATGACCCCGCGATAGCCGAGCCGCTCCACCGCCTCGACGATCCGCTGGGGCGGCATATTGTAGAGATCGTCATAGGCCGTCGCGATCCGCAGCTCATGCTCCGGGACGAACGGGTCGTTGATCGCAAGGACGCTCCCGGACCCGTCGCAGCGGATGTTCGAGATCTCGACCAGTCCCTGCACGGGCGCGGCGAATAGCTCCGCTGACCCTTCGACATAGCCCGGCGCGACCAGGCTGATGAACATACGATCGATCCGGGTCGGGTCCACCCGGTCCGCGTCCGCTGGCAAGGCGAAGCCGCCGTCCAGAGCATCAAAGTCGAGCGCGATCTCTGCATCGGTCGGCGCGCCGCTCGCATAATTCCACAGCCGCACGAACCACGATTGCCGATTGCCGGCCGCATCAGTTCCCTCGATCGTCAGGGTCGGTCCGTTCAGCGCATCGAGCGCGACTACGCCACTCGACTGCCAGTGAAATCTCAGCTGGCAGTGCGAATAATCGCGGCTTGTCTCGCGCGCGTGCGCCGGATGTGCGACGCGATCCTCGCTCTCATAAATCAAACCGACGAGGTCACCTTTGCGCAGGAACTCGCTTTGAACGCTGAGCCCGTGCGCATCCGCCGTCGTGACGAGGCTCGCGACCGTTCCGCGCGGGAAATCGACCGTCCAGTGGAGGGGGTCGAATCTTTTGACGTGTGTCCGGACGATCTTCGCGTCCGGTCGCGTGAACCAGACTTTCATTGCCGTTCCGCCAGGGCCGAGCGCACCGCGCGTGCGACCTGCCGGCTTGATTGCCGCAGCACTTGCGGGTCCGAGGGCGCGGGCGTCTGGATCGCGATCGCCACACGCACATCTCGGCCGCCGCCACCAAGTTGCTCGATCCGTCCGCCATTCGACGGTACGAACAACTCCGGACCGCGTTCACCGACCACATACCCGCGGCCGCCGCTGACGGGCCCTCCCGTCGCGCGGCCCGGCGCGCCGAAGAGTGACGCGACGAGGCTGCTGAGGCCGTTGATCAGCCCAGAGCCAAGTCCAGCCCCACCGCCTGCCGAGCTGAACAACCCGCGCAGCGAAGCCTGCGCAATCTCGGCCATCGCCGACAACGCGACTTTCTTCAGGTCGTCGAAGCCGACCTTTCCTGTCGTGATCGCCCGCGCGAGCGCATTGTCAATCATCCGCCCCGCGCGTCCTGCCCCTGATATGAGTGGCCCTTCGAGCTCGCCCCGCATCGAGGCGACGTCGCGCGCAAATCCCGCGGTGTCCGCACGCACGCTGACCACCAGCCGCTCAATTTCCTCGTCCATGACTAGCTTCTTTTCTCGTCGGGAAAGCGTCGCCGGAGCGCTTCGATCGTTGTCAGGTCCGGTCCTTCGGCGGCAGCCTCGGGAGCCTGCAGCGCCAGGGTCAGCTCCGCCGGCGTCGCATTCCAGAAATCGTCCGGGCGCCAGCCGAGCAGCATCGCAACCGCGCTACTGAGCTGCGCCGCGCTTTCGCCGAACCGCTCCATCAGCGTCCCTGCAAAATCTGCGTCAACACCAGCTTCAGCGTCGGTGTCACGCCCGCCAGGCCCTTTTCGACGACCGCGTCACCGATCCGCTCGCGTGTGATCGCCTTCGGCCGTCCGCGCGAAAGGTGGTCGAAGAGTGCAACAATCTGCTGCAGCTTGAGCGAACCCTCCGCAGCCCGTTCGACGATCTCGAAGAGTGATCCCAGCTCTTCCTCGGCGGCGACAAGCGCCCCGAACGTGGGACGCAGCAACAAGTGCTCGCCGCCAACGTCGAGGCTCGCTTCGCCCCGATATGCGTTCGCCCGAATGAGATTAGCGCTCACAGCCCGACCACTTCGCCCGAGCTCTCGAGCGCGAGCGTGTAGTTGCGCTCGCCGTTGAAATCGCCCGCATATTCGAGCCGCGTGACCAGGAACTTGCCGCGCATCCGGTCGCCGCTCTCGAAGCTCAGCTCATAATCCTCAAGCGCGCCTGAAAGTGCGAGTCCCTTCACCTGAGCTTCCGCCGCGCTCCCGGTGAAAATCCCGCTCGCCGCGACTGACACCGAGCGCACGCCGGCGCCCGACAGGAGCTCGCGCCAGCCGCCGCTGCCCTTGTTGGTGATCGCAACCGCGTCACCGTTGATCGACAACTGCGTGGTCTTGAGCCCCGCCACCGTTGAATAGGCAGGCGTCACCGACCCGTCGCCGATCTTAAGCAAAAACGCACTCCCGCGTTCCGCCGCCATTCTCTTCTCCTTTTCAGTTACACCCTCCCTCCTTCAGCGTGGGAGGGTCGACTCGTGCGCAGCACGAGCGGGGAGAGGGGCCGATCAGGCCGCCAGCATCCGCGCCCTAAAATCGATCGCCGCGGCCCACGGCCCGGCCACATCGCGAACAACCCGCCGCCGCGCCAACCGCATGGTCACCAGCTGCCACGCGTCGAGCGCCGTCAGCGCCTGCAGGTTCGCTTCGACCTGGTCGGCGAGCTGATGCAGCCGCACCGGCTGGTCGTCCCACAAGGTAATCGCGACAAGGACCTCGCGCCCAACACCGCTCTTGTGGCTCCAATCGCTCTCGGTGGTCGCATCAAGTGCCACGTAAGGATAAGGGGCGCGCGCCGGCGGGCCGTCAAACACGCCGTTGAGGCCGTCCACACCGCTTAAAACAGCCGCAATCGCGGTCTGAAGTGCTCCACCAGCGCTCATTTCAAATCTCCGCCGAGGAATCGCAGCTTCGGATCGAGCAGCCACCGCTTGATCAGACCGCGTCCGCGCACGAGCACGCGCGCCTCTTCAACCTCAACGGCGGCGCTGCCGAACATCGCGCGCAAATGCTGCGCGACCGAATCCACCTTCCGCCGCTGCCGTACCCGCGCGACGGCGTCACCGCGCTTCAGCAGATCCTTCATCATCCCCGCACCTCTTCACACCGCATAACGATGCGGTCCTTCGCGCGCGGATCGTCGAGCAATTGGCGGACCATGATCGTTCGCCCGCTCCAGCGGATCCGCTGATCGATCGCGATCCCATCACGCCGACGGATCGTAATACGATACTTCGGCATGGCACTCAGCGCCTGCGCTTCGCTCTCCGGCCCGACCGTTTCGAGCGCGACCCCCGCAAGGCAGCGGCAAACCTCCTCCCACCCGGGCTCCTGCAAGCCCATTGCGTTGCGCAGCGAGACGGGCCGCTCGATCACGAGGCGCTCGCGCAGTGTGCCCGTAAATTCAGTCATGCGAGCCGCGTCCTGCGATAGGGGCGCCAAAGCGCGGTCACCGCCGCAGGCGGCTCGCCGCCGTCTCCATCGCGGGACGTGAACAGATGGGCGACGAGCCGCAACACTCCCTGGCGAATGGGCTCAGGGACTCCGTTCTCGTCGTCCGCAATCCCGGCCCGCCCGCTGACTCGAATTCGCGAACCGCTCGCTTGGGCCAGCCGCACCCAGCCGTCGCCGGCAAAGTCAATGTCCACCGTATAATTGTCGCTCGGAACCGCGGTCGCGACATCGGCCAAGTCCACTGACTGCACGCCCGTGATCGACCTCACCGGCGTGATCGGCAGCCGCTCCCACGCCCCGCTCGACGGCAGATCGACGGCGAAGTCGCGGGCGATGACAATCTGGTTGATGAAGGCTTCGCAGAGGCCACTCGCCGTGCGGATGAGTCCAGCGAGTACCGCTTCCTCTTCTCCAGTCTCGATCCGCACATAGGCCTGCGCCTCGCTCAGCGTGACGATCGGTTCCGCCAACCCGCTCATCAGCGCAGCTCCACGCGCAGCACGATCGACCGTTCGTCGACGCGGCCCAATTGGGACGTCACGCGATTGACAAGCCGGTACAGCCGCCCTGAAACCCCGCCGCCGGCCTGCACCGTTGAACGTCGATCGCCAAACGTGCTGCTGACGATCGCCACTCCGTCCGTTTCGTCCGGGGTTACCGACCAGTCGCTCGCGACCAGGATGTCATCCTCGTCGAGATACTCGGCGCCCCAATCGATTGCGTAGTCGAGGACCGCCGCCGGATCCTTGAGAAGAAGCGTCATTGTCGTCCTTTTGCTTGCGCGTCAGCGCGGCTCCGGCTGCGCGACCGGATCTGCGGTTGCGACGATGGTCCGCTTGGGTGGTGGGTTCTTGACGTTCGAGTTCGAACCCGACTGCGCCGCGATCGGCGCTTCGCTAATGGTCAGCGCGCCGATACTCATGCGGCCACCGCCTTCTTGACCGAGAAGTTGAACACCAGGGCCTCGGAAAGCGAGCTGCCCGAGATGTTCCTGACCCAGATGACGAACGAGCCGGCGCTGACCTTGTCGACCTGATAGTTGTAGGTACCCGCCGCTGCGTTGCCGGAGGCAAGGCACAGGTCGATGGTGTCGGTGGCCGCGACCTGGCTGTTGGTCACAGCGAACGACACACCGGCGTTCGCGGCCAGGGCTGCGGCATTCATCGTGATCTGTCCGCAGAGCTTGTTGAGAGTGACGCCTGTGCTCTTCGATGTGGCCTGCGCGACCGTTCCACCCGCGCCCGTGGTGTAACCGATCCCGCCGCCCGAGCTGGTGATCCCGGCGACCGACGTGAGGCCGGTCGAACTGATGACGACAGTATCGGTTCCGTTGATCCTGAACTTGTGCGACCACCCGGAATTGCTGACGTTATGGATGTTGCCGAAGCCGTAATAAAAACCGAGCGAGCCGATGGTCGTCCCTCCCGGCCATCTGACTCCTTGGACCTGCGCAAATGAGTTGGCTGTGCTCAGGCTGACGACATTGTCGCTGCTGCCACTCTGCGGGCCGATGTTGTGCCCAGAGCCGTAGACCGACAGGCCGCCATCGGCCTTGAGTCCCCCGCCGTGCGAATAAATGTCAGGCCCTCCGATGAGGACCGACACGCCTTTGACCTGATTGGACATTGAGCTGCCCATGACCAGCGCCGGATAGTCGATC